TAGTGTTAGCAACAGCACGGAAGAAGTCTAGTTTAGGACCAGCAGGTTGAACTGGTGTGGCAGCAGTAGAAGCAGAAGCCGCTACAGGACCGTTTTGCACGTCAAGCGCAAATACCGGTTGTGCATCGCCGTTTACGGGGGTAAAATAAGCCATTTTAATTTTCCTTTAAGTTTGTGGTCTCGGTGGACCTGCTTTTATTTAGCCTTTTGGCAAAAAATCACATTCTAGCTTGTGCTTTTCTAGTAGGATCTGCAAACCCGCCAGCTGTTCTGCTGACTATTTTTGCGCGGCCTGCAGGTGTTGCAAATACCCAACCTTCTTGCCCAGGATGCTGTAAGTCTAGCTGGCGCTGTAAGTCAATCTTTAGATCATGTAGTGCATTCCAGATGTTAAACGCTGTTTGCATGCCTAGGATGTTGGTTTGTGGGTTTTTGAGGTGTTCAATGATGTTGTTGTATTTGCGTGGATTTACGTTGTTGCGTAGCCAAGCACCAAAGTCAGCAGGAGTAGCCCCACTGTAGTCTGTACCTTTGAGACTGTTGATAAACTTTTCCATCAGTGCAGGCAAGTCAGTAATTTGCTGTGCTCGCAGTTCTGCGGGATTCAGCAACTGACTCAGTGCCTGTGCATTTTGCCCTGTGGTCAGACGAGTTAAATTTGCCATTTCATCTCTGCTGAGTTTAAGATTTTGCAAGTTTTTAACTGTGGCCGAGGTAGCCAGCAGGCCAGGCACTGGCTCTAATACTTTTGACGGATCTGTCAGTGGTTGTTCCACACTGTTGGGATCTTCCATTTGAGTATGGATTGCAATGCCAACTTGACTGTTGGCAATTTGTTGACCCAGCGGGCTGTCTACAGGAATGCGGTAAACTATTCCGCCGTGTTGATTGGGCTGGAACACAAGATTACCAGCGTCTTCGACCCAGGGACGACCGGGTGTGAACAACAGGTCACCTTTGATGTATCCACGGAAGTTCTTGGGTACAGCACGTTCAAAATAAGGCCAAATTTCTCTGTAGATGCCAGCAAGATCGGTGCGATCAACTTGTTTGCCGCGGCCAGCAGCGCCAGCATCCCGACGAGCCATGATAGAATCTATCATATCTGGACTGGTGGCCAGGCCATCGTAGCCCACTGCTGTGGCTCCGCTCTTGTCTGTGAGTACAAATTCACCATTGGGTTTACGACCAAAAATCACAGCAGGAGATCCGTCCCACTTGATAGTGGCATAATCTCTAGTGTTTTTTGCTGTTTGCTTGATAATATTAATAGCTTGACTAGCACCAGCTAAGCCAGTTTTGAATACCAGGTCCTCTACATAGGGTATGCGTGGCTCTTTGGCTTCGTAAATTTGATACGGGTTGGCAGTTTCCTGTTCGATCAGTGGTGTCATGCCTTGATTTATAATTCTGTCACGCAACTTGGCTAGAAAATTCACTTCTGTGTTTTCTTTGACTTGTCCCGGTTCACCGAGTCCTTCTCTGGCTAGATATTCACGGAAGTCTGCTAGTTTAGCATCACGTTGCGGATCTTGTTCCAATGCTTTGTAAATTGTTTCTACGTTTTTTAAACTCTTACGATCAAATCCTTTGCCCAACAACACACTTGCAACATAGTCAGGATCCAGGCCGCCGTTGACCAGTTGGTTGGTAGTGCGACTGATCATGCCGTTGAGTCCTACCTTGAGTCCTTGCGATTTGGCCAGGCTAGACATTAGTACGTTTCTGTTCATGCCTTTGTAAGCACTATCTTCAGCGCCACCGTAGTAGAATGTTCCCCAATCAACATTGGACAGAAACATAAAATCAGTTTGCACATAGCCGTTGCGTGGGTCACCTTTGATGGGTGTACGAAAATGCACTTCACCGCTTTTTTTCACAAACTCTCTAGGATCTCCCCCGCTGCGTTGAACCCAGTTTGATAAAGCAGCAGCAATCTGTTCTTTGGTTGCTTTGCTGGTGTCTACCGCAATATCTAAATCGCCTGATGTGGGTTTACGGCCGGTCGAACCTAGCCAACGATCTTGCGGAAACTCCATACCAAGTAGCTTGCCAACAAATGCAATGGTTGCAGGTACATCAGCTTGATTGATACGCTGTGTTAATGGATTGCCTTGCGCATCTTTGAATACGTTGCCGCCTTCGGTGAGTTTGATCATACTGGATACAGCCCTATTGCTTTGAACAGCAGGTCCATCTTGGGATCAGTGCCTGGTGGATACTTGTTTTGAAAATTGTTAATTGCAGTTTGATTTATTCCCAACTGCTGTGCGGTGAGTTTGTTGGCCGCGGCAGCTTTTTGCATGGCCTGCAACTGCGGGTTAATGTTGGGAGTTGTCCCGGGTGCGGCACTGGTGGCGCTGCTGTCAAATTGCAACAGAATCATGGCTTCGCCAGCAGCTTTAGTCAACAATTCCCATGCATTGGTCAAATTAACAGCATTGGCCTTGTCATACATAGCAGGATTTTGTATAGAGGTCATTGCATCTGTAATGGTTTTTACCACCTGTTGAGCTTGTTGTTGCGGCTGTCCTGTTTTTATATAGGACGGTAATTTGGTATAGTCAGTGAGCTTGTTTTGCAAAAGATTTTTGTGGATCTGCTGATAAAGATTTTGATACAGTGATTTTACGTCACTTTGTTGTAAATTTGCAGCACTGGTCACGCCTTTTTGTGCCACGATCTGGGCAAGTGCTTTGTCAAATAGTTGTTTTTGTTGTGCTGCCTGCGCTTTGCTCATAGACGCCACTGCTGCCATGGCCTTGTCTTTGGAAGCTGCCCCCGCATACGGATTGGCATCGTCGCCGGCCAGCTGCATGCCAGTTTTTTGATTGACATAATCTCCAGCTTTGGATATGGCTGCTGAACCAATGGCTTTGCCAATGGCTCCAAGATTGATTTCGTTTATAGGTGCTTTTTTATTAGCTGTGAGTTCATAGATCTGCATTTGTTCTCCTTACTGACCTTGCAAACTTGCCTGTGTCTCTGGTACGAATGGCATTGAGCAATTTACGCTGTAGATTGTCAGATTGTTCAGGGCTAAATTCTAAATCAATTTGTTCCAGCAAGCGAATGGCGCTGGTGATAATGTTGTGAGCACGATTTTCTATGAGAACCCGAGGGTCGCGCTCAATGTATAAATTGTCTAGCTCTTCTAATATACTGCGGGTGCGTTTTTGCATGGTCCGTGGGCCTTTGTATTATTTAGCTATTTCTTTGTAACAATAAATATCTAATCAAGGATCTAAGATGACTAGTCAAATCAACCCCAACAACATCAATGGCGACTACCCTGTGCCAGGCGTGCCTAACAACAGCCAAGGCATGCGTGATAATTTTACCAATACAAAAACCAACTTTGAGTATGCTGCTTCAGAAATTACAGAGCTACAAACCAACGGCGTATTCAAAGCTGCGCTGACTGGCACCACGCTGGACAATAACATGAATGACAACCTCATTTATGCTGTAAGACTCAACGATGTAAGCTGGCAGTTGGTTACCCTTACTGCTACCTCTGGCACAATTGGGCTGGATTACTCCGCTGCAAATTGGTATACTATGCCTAGTCAAACTGGTAGTGCTAGTTTGAGTTTCAGCAATTGGCCTACCGCAGGCACCGCTGGTACTCTGCGTTTCAGAATTGTGGTTAGCAATACTGCATATACGCTGACTCTTCCTGCCGCTGTGAGCCTGGGCACCACAGGTTTGCAAGGCTACGCCAGCAATGTAATCACATTCTCTGCTACCGGTACCTATGATTTTGAATTTTCTACCATAGACGGCGGCACTACCATTACTGTTGTTGATCTGTCTAGACCCAAACTTGGCAGTAATCAAGCACCTGTGGGTTATGCCACGGGCACAGGTTCTACAGTGACTCAGGGCAGTTCTCGTATCACTGGTGTTACTATCAATGCTCTGTGCGGTGCCATCACACTGGTATCTGCTGCTGGGTCTACTGCTTGGCAAAGTTTTACTGTGACCAACAACAAAGTCATTGCCACTGATACTGTGATTGTAAATCAAAAGTCTGGAACGGATCTGTATATAATTAATGTTACTGCTGTGGGCACAGGAAGTTTCAGAATTACCTATGCAACCACAGCTGGTACAACCACAGAGCAACCTGTGTTTAACTTTGCTGTGATCAAAGCTGTGGCTGCTTAACCACTTTTGATTTTTCAAGTTGAATCAATGCCAGTTGATCCGGAAACTTTAAAACCCAGTCAATTAGTTCAACCACTGATTGCGGATCAACAAAATCCACATTTTGTGGTTGCTGGTTATTGATACCGCCAACGACAATGTAACTTGTCTTGACCCCAGTAATTCCAGTACGATCATTCATTGACAAACTCAACTCTCTGAGTTTTTTCTTGTCGTCAATATATGTTTGAAATCTGGTGTCTACAGAGTTTTCTAATGTTGTCCCGATGGTAATAACATGACCTTTGATATCAGATTCGGTCCATTGCTGTATTACTGAATTCAAAATATCTGCTTGTACACCGGGCGCAACAAAGCTACTGTTGATGAAAACATCAAATTGAGTAACCAAATCTTTAAACTGGCTCCTGCTAGTATCGTCAGGCCACTTTAAATTCCACCCCGAAGACAACGATATACACTGAGAATTAGGCCATTTCTGTTTGACTGCCCAAGCAATTGTTAACTTACTAGGATTACCAGTGCATAGAATTTTCATAGGTATCTACTCCATTCTGGACATAGGTCTTTGAAATTTGTATTTCGAACATTGTCAATTTGATCTATTGCTTGCCAAAATTTATTGTGAGGATAAGTTGACGCAACAATACCGTTTAGTAATTTTAACAGGCTGGGGTAGTGTTTGAATTTCTGCGATAACATAGACAATGTTACAGGATCAAGATGTTTTATGCCAAAAGATCCAATAGCCGATTGAAAAATTAAGTTGCAAGGATCACCATATCTATTGCCAGACAAATGTTGTTGGTGCCAATCATACAATTCATCT